GAACCGTTGCAGCTTCGGTGCCTTGGACATCGATGACTACAACCTTGATCTCGTCGCACTGTGTAAGAAGTCTGCCAAGCTGAAGCTTCCTCTAATCCTGTGCCGTTCAAAATCGGGCGGCGCCCATTTATACATTTTCTTATCTGAAAAGGTGCCAGCGGTAGAACTCAAGGACAAGTTAGCCGAGTTCGCGTCCGCTTTAGGTTTCGGCACATGCGAGATATTTCCCAAACAAGAAGAGGTCATCGTGGAACGCGGTGACGTAGGGAACTTTATTAATTTACCTTACTTCCAAGCTGAGTTCGCGACACGGTTCGCTTATGACAGAAACGGCAAGGAACTGACGCTGGTTGAGTTTCTTGATCTGGCAGAGAAGAGCAAGATCACGCTCAAGCAGTTACGTGAGTTTGAACTGACATCCAAGTCGGATGTATTGCCTAACGGTCCACCGTGCCTACAGCAGTTGACAGAACACGGAATTCCAGAGGGTGGCCGTAACAATACGATGATCAACATCGGCGTGTACTACAAACTATCGTCGCCAGAGAATTGGAAAGAGCTCCTTGAGAAGCATAATCAGAACTACTGCAATCCATCGCTGCCAGCTAAAGAGATCGTGACGATACAGGAACAGCTGGAGAAGAAAGAATACTTCTACACGTGCAAACAGGAACCGATACAGAGCCACTGCAATAAGGCACTGTGCAGATCCAGACAGTTTGGTGTCGGCGGTAGTCAGTCCTTTCCAACGATTGGTGGATTGACCGTCGTTCTGTCGGAGCCCCCAGTTTGGTTCGTGGACGTTGATGGGGCGCGGCTGGAACTTACGACCAAGCAACTACAGATGCAGATGGACTTTCAACGGGCTTGCATGGAGCAGATGTACCAGATGCCAGCGCGGATGAAGGACCCTGATTGGCGCGACATGATCGACAATCTACTGACCACGGCAACGCACATACAGGTGCCAGAGGAGCTAACGACCAAGGGTCAATTTAACGAGTTCTTAGAGACGTTCTGCACCTCTCGCATACGTGCGACTTCAGAAGAAGAATTACTGACGGGCAAGCCATGGACTGCGGATGGCTACACATACTTCAAGCTAGGTGCGCTACAGGAGTTCTTGAAGCGCAAAGGCTTCACCAACTACTCACGTGGGCAGATCACAGAGCGGTTGAAGGAACTGAACAATGGCGCGGAGTCGGATAAGCAGTACCGTCTAAAGGACAACAAGGGCAAGTGGAGAACGGTCAGGGTTTGGTTCGTGCCAGAGATGGAAGAACTAGACGTTGATTTGAAGAAGCCGAGCTTCTCTGAAGAGGTGCCGTTTTGAAGCTCCAGCCTATGCCTATAACGTTGCGAGAGGCCAACCACTTTGTGGAACAGTTCCACAGGCACAGCAAGAGAACGAGTAGGGACGGCGGCAAGTTTGCGATAGGCGCCACTACGGGGGACCGCATGGTCGGCATCGCGATTGTCGGCAGACCAGTGGCTCGATTACTGGACGATGGATACACCGCAGAGGTTACACGTTGCTGCGTCTTGGACGATGCGCCGAGAGGGGCGTGTTCTTTTCTGTATGGCCGTTGCTGGAGAATCTGGCAGCAGATGGGCGGCAAGCGCATGGTCACGTACACGTTACAGAAAGAGAGCGGATCTAGCCTGAAGGGCGCTGGGTGGAAGATCGTGGGGGAGACACAGAAGGGCGGTTGGGACCGCAAAGGCCGGGAGCGGGATTGGCAACCGATCTACGGGCAGCTCAAGTTCAGGTGGGAAGCGCAATGAAAGTTCAGAAGACATACCTAGGTCCACCAGGCACGGGCAAGACGCAAAACAACTCCAACCTCATACAGGAGTACATGCAGCAAGGCATTGAACCAGAGCGCATCGCGTGTGTGTCGTTTACGAGGAAAGCTGCGAAGGAGAGTCAGGAGCGTGTATGTCGGGACACCGGAATTACAGAGGACCGCTTGCCGCATTTTAGGACGCTGCACTCCATTGCCTTCCGTGAGGGTGGGTACAAAACTTCAGACGTTATTGGTGGTGCGGACTTTGCCAAGATTGGGGCGGCCATCGGACTGTCCTTCGGCAAAAAATACTCACAGAATATAGAATCGGACTTTGACACGTTGGGCGTGAGCGAAGGCGACTTCTACATGAGCCTGTACCATTTAGCGCGTAGCAAGGAGATACCGTGGGAGGAGATGTTCAGAAGAGCCGAGAACTACAATCTGCACTTTGCAGAGATGAAGCGCCTTGTGGACACATACGAAGACTACAAGCTTGAGTACAACAAGATCGACTTTACGGACATGATTGAGGAGTTCGTGGAGCGTGGTTATTCGTTGGACGTTGATGCTTTGGTTGTCGATGAAGCGCAGGATCTGTCCACGCTACAGTGGAAGATGGTGGATGTATTGCGGGAAACGCCTGACATACAAATCTTCAGCGGCGATGACGATCAGGCGATCATGGGCTTCCAAGGTGCGGACGTTGAGGCGTTCCTTAGTGCGACAGAAGACCGCGAGGTTCTGCACAAGTCTTACAGGTTGCCAGAGAGTGTATGGCATGTAGCACAGAGCGTGGTGTCACGTATTCGTGACAGGGCCCCTAAAGATTGGAGTCCTCGAGATGAGGACGGGACCGTACAGCAGCATCAGAGCCTGTGGGACGTTCCATTAGATTCGGGGGATTGGTGCATCCTAGCGCGGACCAATCGCATTGCGTCACAGTACGCCGATGCGTTGAGAGATGAGGGCTGGGTCTATAGCCGTAACGGACGGCCTAGCATACCAACCAACGTATATGACGCGATCATGTCTTGGGAAGACTTGACAAAGGGTAAGAGTATAACCCCACAAGAGATCAAGAACGTTTACACCCACATGAAAGCGGACGTTGGCTATAGGAAGGGTTTTGGTCCAAGGTCCAAGGCGCTGCTATCTGTCGATGATGAGACGATGATCAACATGGACTACGCAAGGGACCATCTAGGGTTGCTGCAAGTGGGGGATATCCGTTGGCACCAGGCTTTGGACAAGATCACACGGGACATGGAGCACTATCTACTGAACGCATTACGGCGCGGTGACAACGTCAAGAATCCTCGTATCAAGGTCAGCACGATACACTCTATGAAGGGCGGCGAAGCTGACAACGTACTGGTGATACCAGACCTGTCCTACGCCGCAGATCGTGAATACCAGAAGAACCCCTCTACGGAGCATCGTGTCTTCTATGTCGCCGTGACAAGGGCGCGTCAGTCCTTGCACATAATGGAACCCATAACGGATAAGTATTACACAATATGAAACCTAACGAGATTCTACAGAAGTGTCTGGACCTAGTTACAGGCGAACGTGCCTCTCAGCATGGAGACTATACGAGTCTGCATGAACGGTTCGCTGAACTGGTGACCGTTTACCTTGGTCATAACGTGACCTCGGAGCAAGCCGCGTTCATAATGGTTTTGCTAAAGGTCGCTAGACATGAGAACGGCGCCTTCAATCCAGACGATGGGGTCGATGCAACGGCATACACAGCTATATGGGCGGCACTTTGCGATGGAAGATGATCTATTTGACGAGACGATCTGGACGCCACCGGACTCACTGCCAGACCTGTCGGGCGAGAAACTTATCTGCATAGACGTAGAGACCAAGGACCCTAACTTGATTTCCAAGGGACCAGGTTGGTCACGCGACGATGGATATCTCATCGGCATTGCTGTAGCCACAGAGGATTGGCAAGCGTATCTGCCTATCGCGCATGATAGCTTCGGCAACATGTCGAAGACGAACGTGGTCAAGTGGCTCAAGGCGCAACTTAACCATGGCATGGATGTTGTGTTCCACAACGCACAGTACGACCTAGGATGGCTCAAGACAGAGGGCCTCGAGGTCAAGGGCGATATATTGGACACGATGATTGCGGCCCCGCTGCTAGATGAGAACAGATTTAGCTACAGCTTGGATGCCTTGGGCAAGACGTATCTTGGTAAACGCAAGCAAGAGGATGATTTACGTCGAACGGCAGCGCAGCATGGCGTAGACGCCAAGAAGGACATGTGGAAGCTACCGCCGGCCAGAGTTGCTCTGTACGCCGAAACGGATGCGAGACTGACGTTTGATCTGTGGCACGTGCTCAAGCGGAAGCTGAAGGATGAGAACTGCCTAGACATTCTCAAGATGGAACTGGATCTTCTCCCCTTGATCTTCGACATGAAGTGCAAGGGGGTTCGTGTAGACTTAGACAAGGCGCATGATACAAAGAAGCTGTTGCAGTCTAAGGAAGATGCGCTCTGTAAGGTTATTAAGGATGAGACGGGAGTGGACATTGAACCGTGGAACGCGAAGAGTCTTGCGCGGGTCTTTGATCACTATAATCTGTCCTATGACAGGACAGAGAAGACCGAAGAGCCAAGCTTCACGAAGAAGTTCCTGTCGGAACATGAACACCCAGTAGCGAAGAATATTCTTGAGATACGAGAATACAATAAAGCGAATACAACGTTTGTTGATACGATTCTTAGTCATCAGCATGATGGCCGCATTCATTGTCAGTTTAACCAGCTGCGCTCAGATGGAGGTGGGACCGTGTCGGGCAGGTTCTCATCAAGTCACCCTAATTTGCAGCAAGTTCCCTCTCGACACCCACAAATTAAGAAAATGGTTAGAGGACTCTTTCTTCCAGAAGAAGGCACCAAGTGGGGGAGCTTTGACTACAGTTCCCAAGAGCCACGATGGCTGATGCATTACGCCTCGCTGACGCCCCCTATGTCTAGGGATGAGAAGGTCATTGAGATCGTAGAGAAGTATCGTGCAGAGGACGTAGACTTCCACAAGATCATGGCAGAGATAGCTGGAGTTGAACGTGATCAAGCGAAGACTATTAACCTAGGCGTGATGTACGGTATGGGCGTAGGCAAGCTATCGTCCGTGCTTGGCAACATATCATTCCAAGAAGCCAAGGCGATTCGGGATGAATACAACGAGAAGGTTCCGTTCATTCGTG